TAATTTTATGTTAAATAATGAATAATTCAAAATCCTAGAATTATTAGTATTTGCTTACTTTAGTAGATTTTTAAAACTAATTTTTAAATTACAAATAATTTTTTTCTAACTTTATATTGTATAACTATATATCGATTCATTGTGTTTAGGAATTTTTCATTTTTATTACTGAAAAATAAAAAATAAATTATTTTATTTTTCTCCAAATTATTTTCTTAGCCATAGTATATACGAAAGTATAAACTATGGCTGGTGGACTTATGCAACTCGTCGCCTATGGCGCACAAGACGTTTTCCTTACTGGAACCCCTGAAATTACTTTCTGGAAGGTGTCATACAGACGCCATACTAACTTTGCTATGGAATCCATTGAACAAACATTCTCTGGTCAAGCCGATTTCGGTCGTCGTGTTACATGCACAATCTCAAGAAACGGAGATCTTGCATACAGAACTTACCTTCAAGTAACTCTTCCTGAAATTAACCAATCCATGGCCACCGCCGGAACTGATGGTGTCTATGCCCGTTGGTTAGACTACATTGGTGAACAACTAATTGCCCAAGTTGAAGTTGAAATTGGAGGTCAACGTATTGACCGTCAATACGGTGATTGGATGCACATCTGGAATCAACTTACTCTATCAAAAGAACAACAACGTGGATACTACAAAATGATTGGTAATACCACCCAACTTACCTACATCACTGATCCTAACTTCGCTGGTGTCTCTGGTCCTTGCTCTGCTACTGGTGTCCCAAACCAAGTTTGTGCTCCACGTAATGCTCTTCCAGAAACCACCCTTTACGTTCCATTCCTATTCTGGTTCTCAAAGAACGCTGGACTTGCCCTTCCTCTAATTGCTCTTCAATATCACGAAGTCAAGATCAACCTTGATATCCGTCCTATTGGTGAATGTCTATGGGCAGTCAAGACCCTTAACGGACCAGTCTCTGGTGGTTCCCAATCAGTATCTCAAGCATTCCAACAATCACTTGTTGCTGCTTCCCTTTATGTTGATTACATTTTCCTTGATACTGATGAACGTAGAAAGATGGCACAAAATCCTCATGAATACCTTATTGAACAAGTTCAATTCACTGGTGATGAATCAGTTGGTTCATCATCAAACAAAATTAAACTTAACTTCAACCATCCATGTAAGGAATTAATCTGGGTTGTCCAACCTGATGCTAATGTTGATTACTGCTCATCTCTTGATTCTGGAGGTATCCTTTACAGAACTCTAGGTGCTCAACCATTCAACTACACTGATTCAATTGATGCCCTTCCAAATGCTATCCATGCTTTCGGAGGTCCAACTGAAGTTGCCGGTGCCAAAGATGGCAATGCATTCATTAATGCTTCTGGATTATTCCAAATGCCTGGTGCTGAGGATGCAACTGCTGGCACTTCTTGGTTAAATACATCTGCTTACCTTCCATTTAATCAACAAAATGCTGGTAACGGTGAAGGTTCCCTTGTCTCTGATGCTGGAACTTTCGTTCTTTCTGAAACTGCTCTTGACATGCACTGCTGGGGTGAAAATCCAGTCGTCACTGCCAAACTTCAACTTAATGGCCAAGATCGTTTCTCTGAACGTGAAGGATCATACTTCGATGTTGTTCAACCATTCCAACACCATACCAGAAACCCAGATACTGGTATCAATGTATACTCATTCGCTCTAAGACCAGAAGAGCACCAACCAAGTGGATCATGCAACTTCTCAAGAATCGATAACGCTGTCTTACAACTTGTCCTTTCTTCCCCAACTGTTGCAGGAACTGCCACCGCCAAGGTCAGAGTATATGCAGTTAACTACAACGTATTACGCGTCATGTCAGGCATAAAAAGTAACAATAAATGTGCCAAAAAACAACACGCCACACACAAACAGGCAATGTGTGTGGAAACTTCGTTTGTGCTCCTGTTAATAAAAATAGCCAGTTGTTAGTGAGGTCATATGACCTTGCAAGATTACTTGTTGTTCGGGGAACCCCTTAGAGCTTCAACTACTAAGTATGTTTGGGAAACCAGCATATGGCGGAGAACGGAACTCCGGTATAGTAATAATGTTGAAGATTGGGCAATCCGCATGGTTACAACCTAAAGACGATTAGAAACATGCTAGTCTATGGTTGGCCGTCAGAGACTGAACGGTAATCGCTCGATGATGAAGGAGTAAGCATCCAGAGTCGGGTTAAGATACAGTCCATCCCCCTAGGGAAACTTAGGGGTATTGAGGGCAGGCGTTGCATACAGTAATTAATCAAATATTTTGGTAGCATTTATGGTAATAATAAAAAATAAAAAATAAAATATAAAATAAAATGAAAAATAAATATCAAATAATTATTTTGATATTTATCAAGGCAATTTATGTTTTTCGTAAATAAGAGCAAATTTTTCTAATAATTCTTCGAATGAATATATTCTTTTCATAATATTACAATCACCACAGCATGATTTCGAATTTTCGATAGTATAGCCCAATTTGTTATCGAACCGGTCAATGCCATTTTTGTGTTTATCTGAATTTGTTTTTCCACAAATATAACAATTACTCTTTGTTATCTCATAAAACTCTTCTTCACTTATTACGAATTCTAAACTTTTATCATTTGCATTATTTTTATAACTTTTATAAAATACATTATTATGGTCAACAAAATAATGTGGATAATAGTTGCCATTTATTATTTTTTGATATGAAAGAATGTGTTCTATTTTTTTTATAAAAATGTCTTTATCTAATACTCTTTTCAAATAATTACACATTTTACAGCAACTTACACAATTATTGTTCAAATAACCTTGTTTTGAATCAATTCGGTCAATACCATTTATACCTTTATTTTGTAATATTCCACAATAATAACAATTACTTTTTATTATAGAACAAAATTCATCATAGTTTATTATAAAATCTAAATTTCTAATCTTAGCATTTTTCTTATAATCTGTATATTGTGCCCGTTCGCTTTGTCTGACAATCTTATTTCTATGTATTTTATCTCTTTTTATATCTTGTAAATTATTATTGGTTCTGCAATTTTTACAAGTTTTTGTAAAATCGTTATTTTGTCCAATAAATTCAATTATATCAAACTCTTTACAACACGTATTACAAAATTTTTTTGTTATAATTTCATTTTCCATTATTTTATTATTTTCAGATTTTATTTTTGAACGATTTTTATTATCTGTTATTCTGTCAATTCTTAAACAGTTTTGACATTTTGAAAATTTATAGTCCAATTCTAATTGTGTTCTACAACCTCGAATATAATTGAAACAAGTTTTCTTATTTATTTCTTTTGTTTCATCAACAAAAATACATAATTGATGTTTTCCACAATAATTATTTGTTTTGCTTGATTTGAAAGTACACCCTTCTTTATTGCAAAGTCTTTTTTCAATTATAATCATATTTTAATTGAAATATTTTTGATAACTATTTCAACGGAAAAATTTTTCAATTTTATACAACGGATTTATGTTTTCTACCAAAATAATTAACAACCATAAAATGACCAAATAATACCAATAAAATACCAATATAAATATCAGTTATCCATATTACACGTTTATTAACATTAGATTCTAAATTATAGTAAAACCAAGGTAAAGCCCATGTCCCAAACACTAATTGTCCGATTTGTAAAGATGTGATATATATTTTACAACCCGAAATACGTTTTCGTAAATTAGGAAATAAGGTCAATAAATAATAGAAATACATAATACTATGTACCCCAGAATTCAGAACACTAGCGAAAAAAATACCATCAAATCGATACATATAACCCAAATGCCATACGAAAGTAGCACCAATATGATGAAATTTTTGTAAAAATATTGGCGATTTCCCTTTAGAATATAAAATAACAGTATCCATATATTCATAATATTTTGATAAACAACATAATAATACCATATGGTCAACACCATTTATATCAAAATAAAATCCACGTCCAGCAACTATTCCATGATTATAGAGAACATTTACTAATCCAACAAATTCATATAAACTGAACACATGCAGCCCGAGGTTATGAACAAATGAAACACAGTTTATTATTGTGGGAGATATGTTTCGTAATTCATTTTTTGGAAGATTCAAATAACCATATGTAGCAATTGCCGGAAAAAATAAATGTAACATTGCAATTTGTTTTTATAAAAATATTGAATTTATTATAAATTAATAAATTCAATATTTTATATATTTTTTATAATAATAATTATCCAAAAATCCACTTATCAATAGATAAAATAGGGGTTTAGTATATAAATGAAAAGAAATACTAATAAAAATCAAACCAAAAATCAAACCAAAAATAGACTTCAACGAAAAACCAAAAAAAATACAAAAAAACAAAAAGGAGGAATCACGCCAATTAATAGTCCAAGTCAAATTACTCCTATTAGAAATATGGAAAATGTAACAAATAATAGAGAAATGCGTAATCGTAATCGTAGTTTTCAAGAAATAACATCGCCATCATTTATAAGTACTCCTTCAGATGATGAAAATAGCGAATATAATGATATTATGCAAGACTACTACATAAATGATAATGTTAATCGTGAAAGAGGAACACGAAGACGAGGTGATTCGTTCGATGAATTAGTCAGCCGTTTGGATTTTTCAGGAACAACTTCTAGTCCCAATTATAATGAAATGTTTATAGATGAGTTGGATAATGATGATAGTTTTATGTCATCAGATAGTAATCAACAAATTTTAGTACCTGGAACACGAGCATATGAAGTTATATCTGAGCCAGATCCTGTAATTACTGAAAAACTGGATGCAGAACTTTCTGAAAAAATAAAAAACATACCAAAAAATAAACTAAATATTGATATGAAAAAAACCGTAATGGATTATATCAATGATGATGAAACAACAGTAGAAGTTTTTTTGAAACAAAACCCAAATAATATTGTTATAAGAGATGAAAATGAAAACTATTATTTTGTAAACAAAGAAATTATCAAAAATAATCAAGAAATATCAGATTTATTTGTATGCGACGAAGCCACTGTAGGATGGGTAGGAGTAAATGATTTATTAAAAATAACAAATACAAGTTTTCCATTATATAATATGAATTCGGTTGGAATTGAAAATTATGTTTTCAAACCAGACGTAAATAAGTTATTGAATGAAAACAATAGAGAACAACTTTATTATATTATTCCTACAAAAACCGATGTGTCTAGTACTGTATCTAAACCAATTTTAGAAATTTATATGCCGAATGTAACAAGTGCGAATCATTGTCAAATAGGAAAAGGTGGTAAAGTGTTTCGGTTGATTTCAATTAATGAATTGAGCCAATCTAACTCACGCGGTGGTAAATCATATAAACAAAAACCGAAAACAAGGAAACTAAAAACTTAAAATCTAAGATAATCGTATACTAAATAATGAAAAATTTTATTTTGTGGTTTAGCATTTTTTTGATAACAATAATTATAAGTCTATATTTTCAAAAATCAAACCATGAAGAGTTCAATGCAAACATTGACCCAGGTATAGTGACTTCAAATATTGAAGAGGGAAACGGTTTATCAAAAAATGTTATACTATCTCAATTGACAAATGTTAGCCAAATATTGAATAATAATATGTTGACAGGTATAAAAATTACTGCAACCAGCGATAATAAACCAATAACCCCAACTGGAGTACCTTTAACCGGGTTTAATAGTCCACTATATGATAAAACTATAAATGATGTAACAAAAATTTCAATTAATGGTAAGCCAATGGGAACAGTAGCCGATTTTTATTATACAATACTACAATTAATAAGATATGCGAATTTCGTTACTTTAAATTGTGAATCTATTGATATTACATATTCAAATACAGTGCCAGCACCAGCACCAGCACCAGAATGCAAAACTGTATGTAAATAGACAAAAATAACTAACACAACTCCCAATAATAGAACCAACAAGTGGTAATTGAAACCAATCTCTACATGAAACAATAATTTTCCGATTTTTTCTTTTATTTTTATTTTGGTGTAATCAATATTTTTGATATGTTGGTTTCTTCAATTACACCGAACGGAAAGAAAATTAGGACGCAAAGCGTCCCCTGAATTTCTTTCTGTCGGCGACTTATCCGTAAAAGAAAATAAGTTTGTCTCATTTTCCTTTACGGATGGTGTAACTCATATTATTCTAATTATAATATATTTCGAATAATATTTTGACAAAAATATATATTGAAAAAACCGCATAAACAAATTTAAATAATAATTCAATTCAAAAATACTAAAATACAAAACAAAAATGTAAATATACCATTCTTCAAATCTGAATACACAAAATGATTTA